CTGGAAGCCATCCCAGGTTTCGTGGCTAGTGGCTAAATCTAGACTGAACGGGTTTTCACCGAACACCGTCAACACCGACTTGGAAGAACGGGGTAGGACTGGTACATGCACTAGAGTTTCCCTCATAAATTTGAATTTGGATACATGATTGGCATCTCAAGGTTATCCCGATGGTTGATTGAAGTAGAGGTTGAAAGATCCCATGCCCGCCTGTGGATGTCATACGACTATCATCCGTCCTTTATGTGTGTGCTCCTTTGGACTTATCACACGCCAGGGTACAGATTTCTTAATTCCACTAACACATCCTCATATCAGCAGATGTGGACTACACTTCACTCTCAACATTTCAACTCTCTCGCAAATTTCAAACAAATCCGACATTTAAACTTAGTCATTCAAATTCTAGAACAATCTTTGAACACAAGAATCGACGTGATTATTAATTTTGTATGCTCTAATATACAACCCAGGGTCGAGCAGTTCCTGGGGCTTATGCATTTTTATCCCGCAATCATAGTTACGCGGTTAGTTCACAGCTTCGATAATCCAATATGTGTGGGTTTCCGCCACTGTTGTGGTGGTTCCTGCTGTAGCGTTCTCTATATACAGCCCCAATGTATCATCCTCATCACATTCGATAACTCCCAGAAATGGGACTTGGAAGTTACTAGTCGCTCCCTCATTCAATTTCATCATCGCACCGATGTGAGATTGCGGGGAGGGTAGTTCGACACCATTCTTATACAACAGAATGTTGACTCGTCCATCCGCTGAACCTCCTGTATCATTGACATTAATGCGACCACTCACTTTAAATAATCCAGCGCCAGGAGTAATTAGGTTAGAATTGATAGAACATCCTAAACCCCCCAGCTCTGATGTGTCAAACTCGATCAGTGTCTTAGTAGAAGCTGCAATCCCCGTTTGTGTAGAGGACATCTTAAACATCTCGAGTTGATGTGGTGCAAAATCAGTCGTACCTGATAGATGATAACCAGTAAACCTGACGGTATAGTGTACTTCAATCACACCTAATTTAGTGCCGTCTGTTGCTGTATTCGTTCCCTGGTTTGCTATTATGAGCATTCCGGGGTCAAACAGACTTAGGTGGTCTTTCACTGGTCCGTGACGTACGTATCGTCTTCCTCGAAGCATTGATGGTGGTACATTGAGTCTCACTGTTCTGTAAATTGACTCTCCAACAACTGCTTCATACGCCATAATTTCTCCAAGATCGCTCGGAACCCTAGCATTTGGATTAGGATCAAAAGCCAAAACAACCATCCCCTTCGTGCTTGTAACAGCAGAGGTTGGTCTCCAGACAAACTGTAGACTCGTAAACTCGTAGTAGTCATACCGTTTTGACTGAAAGCTAAGGGCTGGGAAGCTTGTATCCAGCCCAGGGTTAATATCATAACCGAGCAAACTAGTAGAAAAATCATCGTTACTAGTGTAGTCATCATCAAGAATATCTGATCCAGACAACGGACGGTTCGCCGCTTGTGCCATGGTCTGTGACATCTTAACATTGTAGGAAACCGGATTATTCCGACCCCCACCATTATTTGGATTAGGCCTATTATTGCGCTGGCCATTACGCTTATTATTTGTATTATTACTGAAGAAAGTATAATTCGTTCCCATATGGTCTCCCCCATTGTTGGGAATATATCGCCCACAGAGCCAAACTTATTGATTGATCTCTCAATTTAAAACGGGCACTCGGCTCTGCACCCTGAGGTACACACCTCTCCCACTTTCCCCAACCTAGCGTTCACTCCTGAACTAAGGGCTTATTATTCACTTGTGCCGTAATCAAGGTTGGGATTGCGCTTTTCACGACTTCCCGGCGAAGGGCGTGCCACTTGTCTTCTACCCCGCGGTGACATTCGCGGCATTGCTTGGACATATATATATGTATTTGTCGATTCTCCCCTTATTGATCTTTCTGCTCTGGTCGAGCGAGATATTGCATTGGATCGAGACTTCTAGGTGGATCGTTAATTGCTTTGGAATAAATAGGATCGGGCAGTGAGTCGTAATACTGCTCCAGGAGCACCTGTTCTGTAGGGGTAATATCAAACGCAAAGTAGAAACTAATCCGTTCCTCATCGGTTGGTTCTCGATGACCTTGCTTCATCCCATCAATCAACTCTTGACGAAATTTATAATAATAGTCCCCCTGTTCCGGAACCCATGGTGTGGCACCCCTACCCAACCAGCTATAAAAACTGTTGAATATGGGCAAACCATCTGAAAGTGCCAAACCACAACCCGCTATAGCGCCAACTTGTTTGTTGTATACCTTCTTAACGCTAATATTCTTGGTTGTAATCAAATCACTATACAACCGCTTAGTTGGTCGTGGCACCAATCGGTATCCATGTACACTGTCGTAAACTGGTCTGCTCTGGCAGAACTCTATCTCCTCTAAACTAGTGTATGTTCCGTCGTACTCCATTGTTAATCCCATTTCTAAAAACCATTCCTTCAATCCATTCTTGAATCCCTTCACATGTTGCCTATCCATGATGATTACACAATCATCTCCATCATTCAGTAGCTTTACCTTCCCCAACAACCCCTTTGACTCAAAGTACGAGTACATCAGAGTGGTCATGATAATCACATTACCGAGGCTGGTATTCATATCTCCAGACATCCTGCACCCGTCCACTTGGTACTTGATGCTTCCACTTTTCCCGTGGTAAACCCCTCGATTTTCGATCTGTGCTTTTAACAAGGCGGCAAGCGGAGGTAAATCATCCCCGCTGCCTGAACTCCACATATGATAAATAGAATGCTCATATTCCAGCAACAATCGGTTGATATGTTGGTCAAACCGGCTAGCGTCCAAGCCGATAGCAACCGGATCGTTATAACTATTCCACATGTTGGCAATGACGTTCCCTCGTTCGATCATATTCATTCCCTTGGCTACTGTTTTGTGTTCGAGTGATGGATCAAATATCTCATCTATAGCATGAAAGATCTCATGTTCTATATGTTTTATGTACCGACCTAATTTGACGTTAAATCTGGGTGAACGGGGCTGAATGGCTCTCGGTGCCCCGTTTGGTTTACAGTACTCATCCTTCGTGAAAACCTTCACCCAACAATCCTTCGCTGCGAAAGGTGTTTCGCGCAGCGACAATACAGCGGCTTCATAACAGCGCAGCTTGGCCCCACCGTAATATGACAGAAATTCATCGTCTGTTAACGGGCTGACCTCACCGTGCTCTGTGGCAAGTTGCATCATCTTCCTACTGAAATTGTTGAATCGTTGATTGATCTTTTGACGCGCTTGAAAGAAAGGTTCCGGCTCATCTATTACAGAGCTGTGCTCCCAGGGTTTGGGTGCTCTCTTAAAACCTCCACTACCATCTTTCACGAAAAATACGCGCTCAAGAATGGCGTGGCTCACAGTTCCAACGTCATTATTAGGTATATCCCAGTCTGGTCCATTATTACCACGGACCCTGTGGTACCCCCGGGAGGTCTCTACCTCCCCCACCTGCCTAGCATCCCTTACCTGAAACTTCTCCCGACCGACGATCTCCTTGGCTATCTGAGTGTCCGTAATCTTGGACTTCGTCGATGTTCCAGTATGGGAAGCTAAGCACCCCTAGGCGCTATCAGGCTCGGCCCAATCGGACCGAACCTTCCTCAGGCTCTTCAGCCCAGACTGCTGGTACATGTGGTGCACTTCCAACTCATCGTCAGAAGGTACCCAGTACATCTTAGCAGCATGGAGAGCAATAAGGTGGAGATCCTTAGTTCTCAAGTTCTTGAACATAGGACTCCCATCCTTTCTGAGGGCTAGCAACCGGCGAGAAGCATCAGAGGCAATTAACTTACGATTAGCTGAGGTATCCTTCAGCACATTATGTCTCATCTTCAACTCACTAGCGATTTCGCCTGCCAATACAGGAATTCTCTGGGGTGTTTTCTTAACAGCTAGCTTACGACGCATTTTCCTCTTCAGCCTGCGATCGTCAACTACAACACATCCCCGATCCTTCCCGGTGCTACCAGCTTCAGCACCTTGAGATTCCCCGGTCGGCTCTTTAACATCGTACTCTCCCGATACAACATTAACCACCATCCGCTCCGACCTGCTGAGCTTAGGTGGCTTGACGGCGTATCCCAAAGCAAGGAACGCACCGCCAAGTACAGCCTGCATCCCATAATCCCCATAATGAGATGCTGTCATAACCCCAGCAGCTTTGAACAAACCCCTGCTGAGATACCCCCGAGCAGTATGCGAGTAGGAAGAAGAGTAGGAAGCACTTTCACCAGTGACATTGGGGTCATGAATACTGTGGCTCTCGTGTTTAACACTGCCACTCACAACCTTACTGTTTAGATCAGAACTTACCCTACCCTCTGCCTCCTGGCACACCACGGAATCAGTCGTGCTGCCAACACTCTTGATCCCAACACCGCGCATTGATTCCTCAACACCGGATACCGCATGAATCGTTTTCCC